GTCTCATCCAGGCGCATATCACTATGTGCCCCCCTTCGACCGCCGAAGGGTATCCTACCAACAGGCCCATCCTGTTGGTTCTTAATGGTGTTTCAAGTCCACATGACTAAAATTTATGCCCCAGTTAATTATCTATATGTAAATATATAAATATAAATATATAAATGAATATGTATAAACAGAAATGAACATCATTATACTGCTTCAGGATTATCGTAGGAGTAAATAATAGGTGCTCCTACAAACATTCCAAGTGTAAAATCTTCACCTACACTTGTAAACTGATCAAGACGCATATGGGTGTCACCACTAATACCCGATATTTCACATGATATTTCAACTCCTTGAGTATCTCCAACACCCGTCACATTTAAAAATCTACCAGGTCTAAACCTTTGACCAATAGAATAGAAAGGTAATTCTATTTCTAATGTATTGTTCAATGCCAGAGGAGTAATGGCAGATCCGGTCAATTTTGATCTTTGCAGTCGTTGTAACTGCTTACGTCTAGCACTAATTAAAGTACTATCTATAGAATAAGCTATTTCGTTGTGAGGTAATGGAGATGATGCATTATGACGAGTAGCCGTAAGAACAGATGCAAAAGAAACATTTTTATTTCCTGCCATTATCCACTTATGTCGTAAACTTCCACGCTGGCAAACAAATGCAGGTGCCAGATAATTCAATAATGTCATAGAACAAAAATTGTATGGTAAAGTATCATTGTGAGAATCTTGGGCTAGATCTACTCCACTAGGATCCCATCCTCTAAAGATGGGCATTCCAGGTGAATTCAATGTATAATATCGAAAACCTCCTCCTATTGATTGAGGCCAATAAGATGTCAAGTATTGATATCGGCGAAGTAGATCTTTAAAAGAAACAATGCGTTCTCCCTGATATACTAAATACTGATTGTCTTCTTTTAACAAAGGAGCATGTTCAGTACCATAATTTTCAATGGGATTACCTCCAACAGGATTGTTAGAATTATCTTCAATTTTAGCTAATGGTAAATTAAAATCTGCTGATTCCATAGTAGCCTGTTGTTGGAAATATGAAAGTTTAGAAATTCCATTACCAGGAATAGATACGGCAAAATCATCACCTGCAGCTACCCATACTTGAATCTTAACATCTGCAGCTGTAGTTGACGGGGTAGCAAGCTCATTTACAACATACACTGAAAGTGTACCATTGTCAAATGGGCTGCCACCACTAACTGCTGCTGTAGTGTTAAATAGTGTGGCTCCAGATGCACCATCTATGCCTAAACAAGCATTCCAGGCTCGAATATCTGCCCGTTTACATTCATAATCAAACTCTCTGTGGCTTGAAATATCAATAATAGTAGAATAAACTTGATTAAAAGCCACAGACCCTGCATTATTAGTAAGGGGATTGTAAACTAATCTAAGTCTACCACGATGATATTCAGAACAAACTACTTTGAAATGAAATTTAATACTCCCTTGCCAAGCTTCAAACGGGGCAGCTGCAAATGCAATTGCTGTTGAATGAATTTCAGTTACAGGAGCTGAATTTAATGTGTGAACACAAAAAGGTTGAACAGACATTGATGCTAAAAGTGAATCAGTAACTGCAGATTCAGGCCAATCAAATTGTCTCCAAAAAGTCATACGAGAAGCTATGGACTGAATTGTTAATTCATCAGCTCCACCTAATCCCATAGTTCTAGTATCAATAGTTAACTCATTCTTGGAATCTAATGATAATTTTTGAACTGTTTCTGGTGCATCCGAATTGGCTAAATTTCCACAATATCTGGGCACATATGGCTGAATGTCAGATAATACAGCAGGTCTAGAGTATCCAAAGACCCTTGCTATTTTTCCTATCTTATCTGCAACCATACTTGTTGCTTTTGCATATGGAGCAATATATGGAATCATAGTAAGGGCATCAGCAGCTTTAGAAATCGCAGAAGCAGGTTTACTGATAAGACCATCATGTTTAA